CACCCCGGCCGCGACAACGGCCCCGATCGGGTTTGCTGATAAAATAGCCCACAAGCCTTTCCCGGCCGTTCCTGCCGCCTTGAATACGCCCGATATTTTGGAAAATGCCCCGATCGCCTTCGATACTCCCGAAGATAGCTTCCCGAAAATAATTAAAGCCGGTCCAATCGCTGCCACTACCGCGCCAATCTTTACGATCGTTTCTTTCTGCGTGTCGTTCAGGTTCTTAAACCACTGTGAAAAAGCCTTTACTTTTTCCACTACGCGTTCCAGAACGGGCGTTACTGTCTGCATTAAGGTATTTCCAAGATCCGCGCCTGCTACCTTCAAATTGTTAAGCGCGACTTTTGCCTGATCTGGCGGATCCAGTGTCGCGTTGAATGTGTCTTCGACTACGTTTCCGTAATCTGATAAGGCGCCGGAAAGATCGTCGATAGAAAGGCGGCCTTCCCTGATCGCCTGCGTCATTTCTGCGGCGCCCTTCTTTCCGAATAACTCCGTCGCTGCCTGCAGTGCGTCTGTTTCGCTGCTTGCGTTTTTGATCTTCTCGATTGTTTCGCCCAGTGCGTCTTTTAGGTCCTTTCCGTCCGCTGTCGCGTTCTGCTGCGCCTTCTTCAATCCTGCAAGCGCTGTTGTGGCGTCCACGCCGTTCGCTTCAAACTGTGCAAGTAAATTTACCGAAGACGTGAGATCAAGGCCCATTTCCTTTAATGTGGCGCCGTTGGTCTGTAATGTATTCTGCAGCGTGTCCATGGAAATTCCCGTGTCTTGTCCTGCTTTTGTAAGAAGGCCCAACACTTCGCCGGTGTGGCTGCTGTCAACGCCGAATTTCGTCATAATGGCGTCTACGCTGTCGATCGCGCCGTTTAAGTCCGTTCCGTTGATCTCCGAAAACTGAATGAATTTTGAAGAAAGGTCTTCAAGTTCTTTTCCGGTAGATCCGAAGCGGGTGTTTACCTCTCCGATCGCAATTCCGGCCGTTTCCGCTTCTGTTGGAAGTGAAGTAAAAACGGCGTCCATGCTGTCTTGCAAGCCGTCCAACGCTTCCCCGGAAGCGCCCGTTTTCGTTATGATCGTATCGTAACCGGCGTCTAATTCATTAAATGCCGCGATCGAAGCGGTCCCGATCCCTGCGATTGCTCCCGTCACCGGAAGAAGTTTCTTTCCCAGCGCTTCGGACTTTTCGCCAATCTTTCCGGCGATCTCCCCTGCCTTTTCAAGTGTTGAATTGCTGTCCTCTGCTGCCGTTTTCAGGTTTTTCAGATCCGCTTCTGTCTTTATGATTTCTCTTTGTAATGCCCGGTACTGTTCTTCCGACACTTCGCCGTTTTCAAACTGCTTCTGAACCTGTGCTTCTGCTGACTTCAAAACGTCCAGTTTTTCAGAAGTAGCGGCCACGGCTTCTTTTAAAAGTGTCTGTTTCTGTGCCAGAAGTTCCGTACTTTTCGGATCCAGTTTCAGGCCCTTTTCGACTTCTTTTAATTCTTTCTGCAGATCGCGTGACTGTTTATTGACACCCGAAAGGGCTTTATCTAACTTCGTAGTGTCGCCGCCGATCTCAATGGTAATTCCTTTTATTGTGCTTGCTGCCACCTGCTATTCACCGCCCCTTCGTTTGAACTTCTCGCGAATGGCCTTTCGGTCCGGTTCTGTTTGTGAAATTCGCCAACAATTTTCAAGATATTTTCTGCCTTCCTTTGTCTGGTTCATTTCGTGAATAAACGCTTCGCGCATGAAGAAAAGGTATAGATCAAGGTCCAGTTCTTGCACCTGCCATATATTCAAACCGGTGTAGTCAATCACCAGTTTTTCGCCGCGTGTGAGTGTTTTATAATACACCCCTTCGTTATCCCCGCCGGGATAGAAGGGGATCTTTAGTTTGGGTTATTCTTTACGCCGCCCGCGAACTCCATGTAAGCGTCGATCAGTGCTTCCATTTCCTCGGTGTCGTAATCGTCCGTGATCTCTTTCGTCGTCACCTGCTCCCCGGTCATATTGTGGGAAAGAATTTCGGCGCAAAGGCCGCCCAGTGTGTCCATGGCGTCTTCTGCCGTCATGCTGTCCGTGTCCATTTCCTGCAGTGCTGACAGTTTTTCAAACGTCTTCTTCATAGGCATTTTCACGATCAGTTTTCTATTATCTTTCAGTGTTACGGTCATGAAGGAACGCTTCACCTTGTTAAAATCAAAACTTAAATTTGCCACGCTAATTTCTCCTTTCTACTAAATAACGGCAAGGCGCACCCGCCGCCCTGCCGTTATGGTTTCGTTGTTACAATCCTGCTGCTTCGCTCTCTGTCATTTCCTCTTCGTACATAAGAAGGGTTCCTTCTTCGTCCATAGGAAGGGCTGTGATCTCTTCGTCCACAACGGTTTCTTTGTCTTTCTCGAAAGAAATTGTAAAGCCCGCCTGATTGTTTCCGACGATCATTACCCAAATATCGCCGTCCACCGCGTCTTTGTGGTGAAGACAAATAACATAGCGCGCGCCCTTCCTGTTGTCGATACCACCGATCTTTACAGTGCGGCGTTTCTTCGCCTTGTCTTCTGTAACTCTGGCGGTGTCGCAAAGGTATTTGAACTTGTTCCCGTCAAAGGTCATAATTCCCGTTTTCAGGGTTACTTCCTCTTCTGTTACGATCGTTTTGCTCTTCTTTCCAGTGTCGTCCTTTGCTGTGTAGAAAGAAGGTTTGTATTCCACGGACGCGCCGCCGGAAATGTAGGCCATTAAATTTTCAGGCTTGCAAATATCTGCAGTCACAGGAACGGTTGAACCGTCGAAGGCCTGAATATACACATCAGCGCTTCCAAGAATTATTCTTTCCATGCTTTGTTCTCCTTTCATTTTTTCTGTGTGATCGTGAAGTCGTAGGCCGTCTGTGTTGTGTCTTCCTGTGGTATCTGTGCTTGATACTTCCGAAACTCAACGTCGAACAAAACCTTTTCTTCGATCTGCTTTTCCAGATCCGGATCTGCTTTTCTCTCTGTGTAAAGTTCCAGTGATCCTTCAATCTCCCGGATCCGGTTTTTGGTATCGTCGCCCCGCTGCCTTTCCGTGGAAAGGTACACAAGAAACGGGGGATCCGGTACCGGTTTTTTATTTGTTGCTGTGAACTGATTTCGCGCAATCGGAAGGCCTAACCCTTCGGCGCGTTTTATGATCTCTTCAAACGTCGTCACCTTCCGATCGCTCCTTTCACTTTGTCTTCAAATTCTGCCGCGGCTTTTTCCTCTACCGGGCGAATATGTTCGATCGCTTTTACTCTGCGTCCGTCGCGGCCGACGTGTCCTTTTTCAAGAAGGTGTGTCAACTGATAATCGGTTTTGTTGTAAACCGTGTTTCGTTTGGAACTCTTGCTTTCGTAAGTGTTCTTTTTGGCCCACCCCTTCGCATAAGATCCAGTTAAAACCGGGCTTGTGCTTTTCAACTCTTGAACGGCTTCTTCGGCCACTTCGTCGGTTGCTTTTTTAATCGCGTCCGCTACTTCCTGCGAATACTCGCTAAGCCCCTGCGCCAATTCCTGCGCAAGTTCACTAACCTTTATACCCACTATCTGTTCCCTACTCTCTGCCCTGCGTACACTTCGATCTTGTCGTTTGTTTTCGGGCCATACGTCCGGTATACCGTCAAGCGCTCCGAACCGTACAGAACGACGTCTTGACCTGTGTATTCGTTCGCGAAAACCTCAAACATATAGCGGGCCTTCATTCCCTTTTCGCCTGCTGCCGCGTATTCGTCACGGCCGATCGGGTTCACCGTTGCGAAAACCTTCGCTTTCACGTCTTCTTCGCGGGTTTCTCCCTGATCTATCAATGTTATTACTGCGTCGATCTGTACTCACCGCCTTTTATTTTGGTTAAGATCATGTTGTAACTGTTCATTAACCGTTCGTGGTTTGCGTCCATGCTATAATTTGCCTTGACATAAGTTAGAACGGCTTCAATTATCAACGGATCTTCCGGGGCTTTCAGGTATTCTTCCGCGACACCTATTCTTTTCAGGTCTGCCAGTACAAAGTCAACGTAACGGAAAACGTCTTCGTCCAGTTCGTCCGTTGACATTTTCCGCGTTCGTAACTTTGCGGCCGCCTTTAACTCGTCAATCGTCATGAGAAGCCGCCTTTCCTGTTATTGCTTACGCTGACGCCGGGCGTTTTACTCTGATGAAACCATTGTGGGCCGCTACGGCACCGCCCGCGAAAATATCCGCGCGGTATGCGATCTGCCCCTGCTTGAACTTATAATCAAGGGACTTTCTGGCGTCAATGTCGGAAAAGATCGCCATTTCGTAGTTGCTTAACGGTCCGTATGCCATGCAGTAAACGATCGCCTTTGTCTGCGTGTCTGTGACTGCTCCACAAGCGGAATTGATAACATACGGTACACCGTCGATCGTGCCGGTGTTTCCATGGTTCACAATGGTATAAACCTTTCTTCCCTGCTTGTCGCGAAGTTTTGCGAAGGCTTTCAGGTCCTTTTTGTTCAGAACCAGAACTGCAGCGTCTTCCACGTCCTCGTCGCCGCCGAAAGAATAAATAATTTCGTCCAGTGTTCCGTCGTCAACTGCAGTCATAGAAAGATCGGTTGCCGGATCGATAACCTGATCTTTTGTCTCTGTCGGGTTGTAGAAAATTCCCTTGAACTTTCCGGAAGTTCCGTCACCGATCAAGATCTGGCGGCTCATGTATCTACGGATCGCCTTTGTTACTGATCCTTCCACTACGCCGTCATAGTCTGCGTTCGGAAGTTTAATCATTTCTTCCGGTTCCTCGGTGTATGCGGTGATCTTCTGTTTCTCGATCGTTACATAGCCGAAAACGGGTTCTGTTGCGTTGTAGTCGCCGCCTTCTGCGGTGCCGCCTGCTCCGTCGCCGTAGGACTTAACATAGCCCCTCTGGTATGTCTCGCCGCCGTTTAACGGGATAGACGTTACGCGATCCACAAGGGAAGAAACGTCGTTAAAGGTTTCTTTCACATCTGCCGCGCTGTGTGTCGGTGTTACGGTCTGGCTGACAGAAAGGGCGTTCTTTACGCCGAAGGTTTTCTTTGCTGAAAACTTAACCGCCTTTCCGTCTTTGATGTTCTGGCCGCGTTCCTCTCTGGCCTTGTCCTTCACTTCCTCGCCTTTTTCGCCGCCGGTCGGCTCTGCGCCGCCTTCTGCGTCTTTTGCGATACCGGCCAACTTCTCGCGGTTCTTTACGTCGTCCAGAATACCGGTGATCGTGGTTGCTTCTTCCAGAAGCGCGTCAAGGTCTTTTCCTGCTGCTGCCTGCGCCTGTGTGTTCAGGTCTTTCAGGCGATCTTTTAATTCTTTGACGCTCATTTTTACAAGATCTTCGTACTTCATGTTTTATTCTCCTTCCATAATTGCTTTGACGGCAAGATCGCGGATCTCCTGTCTTTTTCTCGCGGCTGCTTCCTCTGCTGCCTGCTGCTCCGGATCGTGTCCGTCCTTTGCGATTTTTAATTTTTCCGGGACCTTGCAGCGGGCTTTCTTCATGTAGTCCCCGACTGCTGCCGCGTATTCCTTCGCTTCCGTGGTCTTTACCTCGAAATATTCCGCGGCTTTTTCCCCATTTAACCAACTTTCGGCGTCCATTAACGCTTCGATCTGGTCGATTGTTACACCTTCTTTCAGGTGTTCGGCGTATATGTTCAAAATTCCGGTTCGGATCTGGTCCAGATCGTCGGCCATTTTTCGCATATCTGCCGCGTTGCCTTCGCAATAACTCCACGGGTTATGGATCATCAAGAAGGCGTTTGAAGGAATTTCCGGTGGTTCGCTTCCTGCGAACGCAAGGATCGAAGCGATTGAACCGGCCAGTCCGTCAACATAGACTTTTACGTTCGCTTTTGCTGCGTGGCGCTTAATCATGTTATAGATCGCGATCCCGGCAAATACGGAACCGCCGCCGGAATTAACGTAAACGTTCAGATCTTTTCCTTCCTGCTCCGAAAGGAAATTCTTGATCGCGTCCGGGTACTGGTCTTCGTCTTGCCATGCTCCCCACCAGTCGGAAACAATGTCACCGTAGAAATACAAATCCGCGCTTGTCTCCGTTTGATTTTTGAAAGTAAAACCTTTAAGTGTTGGCATTTCTTTTTTCACCGCCTTTCATAATCACCGGCACGAACATTTTCAAAATTTGAATTGCCGTCGCCGCCTGCTGCCCTTCACCTGCTGCCGGCGGTTCTTCAGATCCGGATCCGGGACCTGCGCCGCCGTTTGCCTGTCCTGTCTGGTAAAGGCTTTGATCGTCTGCCTTCACATAGTTCAGACTTACCATTCTCACGTCACCGTCTTCGATCGGCTCATAATACATTAGTTCCCTGTATTCGTTGATCGTGATAATTCCGCGGTCGTACAGGGTAGAACCGATCGTGGCTCTTGTCTGTAACGTCGCGTATTGCAGCCGGTTAGAAGTGAAAATGATTTTGTTTCCGAAGCCGCGTTCGCGCTCTGTTAATAACTTGAAAGTAAATTCAAGGGATAACTGCAGGGCGATCGGCTCGATCACGCTTTCATAAAAGGCGTTCCACTCCGCTTCTGTGAACTTTGACATTAAAATGTTTTCGTTTACGTTGTAATAGCGGTATAGGTTGTCACGTAAATACTGGCTTTGTATCGTCGGAATGTTCGGCGTTCTCTGCGTGATTTCGTGAAACTCCATGGTATTATCAAGGCCGCCTATGCCGCCGTCGTTTTCGGCGCTCATGTATGCCGCCTGAAACTCCTGAACCTTCTTTTTCAGTTCGTCTTCGTCTGCGAAGTTGTTGTATTTCAGGTAGCCTTTTAAGTTTGCCGAATTTTTCACGGTATTTTTCAAGGCTTGCCCGGTGGCGTCCAGTAATTCAAGGGTTGTCTGTATCGCCTGATCCGGCGGTGTGCCTATAAAGCGTTTTTTACTGAACCGGGCGCGAATATGGATCACACTCTGATATGGCAATACATACGTTTTCCCGTCGTAGTCCCAAGTGAACCGGAATAAAATATTTCCGTCGTCGTCTTCATAGATCCGGAAGGAAGACACCGTAAGCGGTACGATCTGTTTTACCTTCGTGAAGTCCTCGTTATACATCACCGCCGCGAAGGCGTTTGACTTTCTAACCAGTGTCGCCGCCATTTTGTAAAGTGCGTCGTATGCTGATAGCTCCGGCGCCCACCTCAAAGAAAGAAGGCGGGCCAGATAGTCGTCTTTTATTGTCATTCCGCGGGCGTCTTTTCTCATAACCTGCGGCGTTAATTTCGCCACGTTTACCGCTATGCAATTTTCGATAGATCCTATAATGTCGCTATCGTCCAGACCGCCCCCGGCTGAATATTCACCGCGGATCGTGAAGATCGGGCTATACTTGAAACGCCTATAATTCAAAAAATCTTTTATAATTCCCGTTTGTCTTCACCCCCTGTTCTTCGTCCTGTAAGTCCGGTTAAATTTCCATGCTTCAATCGTACAAAAAAAGATCGTGAAATTCTGACCTACTTTCAGGCAGCAAAAAAGAGGGCCGAAACCCTCTTTTTACGCTGCGTTTGTAAGTTGTCTCCCGATCTCTTTGTGGAATTTCATTTTCACGGCCAATGCGTCGAAGATTGACACGGCGCCGTCTATGTGTGCGCGTTTTTCCAACTTTACCGGCTTCATGCGGCTGTCGTTTATGTTAATATCAACGGCCACGTTCAGAAGGTGCGCGCGAAGAAGATTGTTTTCGCCCAGACAGTACGCCCCATCTTTCAAGTCGCCTTCAAAGGTATGCAGTACCGGCGTAAGGTTTGTTCCCTGATATACGTCGTCCATGTGGAAGCCCGCTTCTTTCATTTCCTGCACCAGATAACCCGCACAATAACGGTCATAGCCTACTTTTAACGGCTTGATCTTGTAAACCTTCACAAGTTCAATAAACCAGTTAAATACGTCTTTATAATCCACCTGATGTTCTCCGGATATTTTCAGGAAGCCTTGCTGTTCAAAAATGTTATACGGAACATTTTCTTCATTGATCGCCACCTTGAAGCGTTCCCGCGGCATGAAGAATTTTGTAATAACATAGTTCTTCCCGTCCTTTTCGATAATGAGTGAAGCTGCCGTAAGGTCCGTCGTTCTGGAAAGGTCGATCCCTGCCACGCAATAGCACCCGCGGAAGTCTTCAAGTGTGAAGTGCTGTCCTGCTGCCCTTTCTACGTCCACATAGTCAAGCCATGCGATCGAAGAATTTTGTTTGATATTGCAGAACTTTGTCAAGAACTCCGCTTTTGCTGCAAGTGATTTCTTTGCAACTGCGATCTTGTCTTCGTAGTATTCCCACGATACAGAAACGCCCAAGTTCGGGTTTGACTTCTCCAATTCTTCGCGGGTGTCCCACTTTTCCACGTCGTCAATGATAAACAGGAACGGAAGAAGGCGTTTTTCCGTGTCGCCCTTTCCTCTGCCTTTCAGGAACGCCGTTGATCGCTTCATAAGTTCGTCATAAATGCCGTCGTTCTCATATCCTGCAGTGGACGTTGACAAAATAAGCGGCTGTTTTCTGGCTCCCAGTGCCGACGCCATAACGTCGTATTGTTTCAAGCCCTGATCGCCCGGCCATGCTTCCATTTCGTCGTTTAGAACAAAGTGTGGGTTGAAACCGTCGGACTTTTTAGAGTTGAACGCGATCTTCTTTATGGTTGTGTTGAACTCCTGAATATAAATATCCGAACGGCGTTTCTTGCTAATCTCGGAAAGTTCTTCGTCCTGCTGCACAATCTGGTAAAATGCGTCGTATGCAAGATCGGCCTGTTCCAATTTCGGGGCCAGGCAGTACAGTTTCGCGCCGTATTCTCCGTCTATATATGCCATGTATGCCATGATCGCGGCGGCGAATAGGGTTTTACCGTTCTTTCTTGCAACTACCAGAAAAACTTCCCTGAATTGCCGGTACCCGGTGTTTTTGTCCAGAATACCGAAGATCGCGGAAGCGATCGCTTTCTGCCACAATTCCAACTTTAGAAGGTCGTTTCTGCCTTCTGAATGGTGACAGTAGTTTTCTATGAACTTGATCGCCTTGTTGGCCTTCTTTTGGTCGAAAACCCATTCCCCGTTCTTGATACCCTCAACCAGAATTTTATAGATCGCTTTGATCCATTTACCGGCCCGAATACGCCCCGACGTGATCGCGTCGTGGTATTCAAAAATATAATTATGTGCCTGCTTATTCATCACGAAGTGCCGCCAATTTTGAAACTTTTTTCTTCTCTTTTGGCGGCAAATATTCGATCAACTGGTTAATAATTTGGGTATATTGCCGCGCGTATTTTTCATAAATTGCCGTTGAAGGGTGGGCTTTTATGAATTTCTGCGAAGCGTTTTTCGTTTCGGTTGTCAGGCCTTCTTTTTTCAATTCTGTTTTGGCCTGCAGAAGTGCGACTTTCAGGAAGGCCGCTTCGTCAATCACTGAATTTACAAGGGTTCGCCGGTCCTCGTCTTCGATCCCCGCGAACATTTCAGAAAGTTTTGCTTTCTCTTTCTTTATCCTTCCTTCTGTCAGATAATTAGTTCTTTTTTGTGGTTTGTTTTTCGTTGTCGTCGTATTTTCTGGCATATTTTAACCCCCCTTCTATGTGCGCGCGACTTGCAGAGTTTTTTTGACCTCACTCCCTCGGTTCTCTTTGGAAGGCCCGAAAAAGAAATACCGGGGGGTGGGGTTCGTGGAATGGAAAAATATTTTTTATTTGCTTTCGATCAAATTTCCTTTTGCGTCGAACGTGTAGCGCTTCGCCTTCGCCTTGTGCTGCCTGTTGTGGTGTTCATCACATAACAGTTCTAAGTTATCAAAGGACAGCGCCACCGCCGGATCGTTTATGTTCTCCGGCGTTAATTCTTTTTTGTGGTGAACAATTATTCCGGGGTTGATGTCTTCAACCCTTCGCGCTCCGGCCAGAACTTCGGCCATGCAACGTTCACACCTGCCGCACTGGATCCGATAATATGCGTCGCGTGTCTTTCTCCACTCCTTCGACGTATAGAAACCGTTTGTCCATTCTTTCGCCATTCGTTCACCTTCTTTCATTCTATCCAACGGCGCCGGCCTTTTCTGACCTACTTTCCGGGCGTCTGCTGCCTGCTGCCGCCTTCTGGTTCTATGATCTCCATGTGTACCGCTATCAGATAACAGAACTCCTTCCGGTATTCGTAGAACAACCGGCGGCAACAATACGTTTCCCCTAACAACTCCCAAGGTGTGTTATATAACAGGCTTGTGTATAGTTTGTCGATAATGTGGCGCCGGACCTCTGGATCTGTTCCTTCCAGTGGCAATTCCTTTTTTGCTGCCTTTATCGCTTCCGCTGCCTTTCTGTCGAAGTCTGTATGTTTGCCCGCCCTGCGCCTGCTCTGCCGCTTCTGATCGCCATGAACGATCGCTTTTACTATTTTCTTTGTATCTTCGTCTATCGTGTGCGCCAACCGAAGCGGCCCCCTTTCGTGCTAAATGATCGCGATCTTCTCCAAGTATTCCCAGAATATTTTCACGTCTTCGTCGTCCGTCGTCCTTACTGCTGCCATTAAATAACAATAATTGTTTCCCCAGTACAGAAACGGGCTTTCTTTGCTTGTCGCCACTGGCCCGATCGGATCATATTCGCCGTTATCGTAGTCAATGGCTTTTCTGCTAATCAGATTGAAGAACAGTTCTAAAACTGCTTTTACTGTCTTCCCTTCTTCTTCCTGCAGGATCCTCACTATCTTGTCGCCCTGCTGCTGCAAAATGTTTGTAGATCTAAACTTTACCTTTGCGCGCTCAAACGCTGCCGGAAGGTTGAAGATCTCTTTCTGTTCGATTTCGTACTGGTTCCCTGCGCCGTCTATGGCTTTGAATACTTCGCCCGGCTGTGGAAGTTCGCCGCATAATTCAATAATTGCCGCCTTCGCTTCTTTCGGGAATGTCCGGTTGTTGAACCAGATCACCCACCAACCGGAAGAAATATAATAACCGTCCACTTCTTCGTCTTCCGGATCTGTCATGTGTCCGACTGTAAGGCCTGCGCCTTTGTATGCGTCTTTGAATAATCTTTTTAATACCGACGTTTTGAAAAACATAACTATTCCCCTTTCTTTCTCTCTTTGAAAAATTCACATTTCTGGCATGGCGCCCACGCTGCCGGTACGCCTTCGCAACGTCCGAACATTTTCACAGCTTCTTCGCAATTCACCAGATCGAACCCTTCCCCGCGGGCCAGATAATGCCGGATCACTTCGCGGGCCTGTTCTGCTCCGTATGCCACCGCCGTTTTGTAGCCCTGCTCCCGAAGAAGCGCCATAAACTCTTCTTGTGCTTTTGTGGTCTTCCCTTTCCCGAATTTCATTTCGATATACAGACCATGAAAGCCACGGCGCGGAACCGGCAAAGATAGATCCGGAACGCCCGCTTTCATTCCTGCCGCTTTCAATACCGGCCCATTTGTCCGGATCCCTTCGTTCGGTATGTGGTGAAGAAGTCGTAATTCTGGAACATATTCTTCGTTCGCTCTGGCCCAGTTTATAAGGCCGATCTGTTCCGTTGTTTCGGAACGTTTCATGTTTGCAAGGTTCATTTTCTTTTTCTCCCTTCGTTTCAATTCCGCACCATGCGGGCGTATATGTAAAAGGCCGCCGTAACTCCGTTGTATTTCACTTCGGCGTCAAGGAATTTATAACCCGGATAGGCCTTTTCCATTTCGGCTTTTAATGTTTCGTAATCGTGGGCCATGCGCTCAACGGTCCTTTTTTTGAACTTTGAATAACTTCTGGTAGGCTCTTTCGGTTTTACAAGGTTCTTTGAACCTCTCCATTTTCTCTTCCCCTTCCGGTTGTTCATCATGTATGTTGCGACGCCTGAAAGAAGAAAATCTTTGTCCGGCTTTATGCGTCGTGTGTTGGATCTTTCCCCTTTTGTCCACAATCCTTCTAATTCGTCCCGGTTTATCCCTTGCCCTGTCATGATAATGTGGACGTGCGGGTGTTCTGCTCCGTCTACCACCGGAATAATTAAATACTTGATATTCTCCCGGCCTGCTTTTTTCTGTCTGTAATTTATCTTGCGAATAAAGTTCGCTATATCTCGATCTGCCGCTGCTTCGTCTGCCGGAATGTGTTCTTTGTCCCATGTGAACGTACACCATAGATCATTTTCACCGAAATTTATATTTGCAAGGCGTATAAAATAGCGCCTTGAATTTTTGTCATTCAGATTTTTTTGTGAAGGCTTGCTTTCTCTGCCCTTCTTTGTGTGTGGAACGTCCGCTTTGTGACAGAATGACGGGTAGATCTGCGCTTCCAGTAATTCAGATCCGCTTTGAAGGTTCTTCGCCTTCGTGGTGGTGGTCCTGTAAAGGCTTTCCACTTTCCCTTCTTTCAGTAGCCGTTCCAGTTCCCATTCTTTTAATTTCTCTTGCTGCTCTTTCCACTGTTCTTCATAGTCTGGAACCTGCAGCGGGTGTTCCTTCTCAAAATTCTTTCTTGCTTTTTTCTGTATGTCGCGATCCAGTTCCACCGGGAACGCTTCTTCATAGTCGTAATTATCGAATGTCTTTCTTTTCATGTTCCCCCGCCTTTCCCTTCTCTCCTTCCTCTACGGATCCAGATCTTAAAATATAAAAATATACTTCGTCGATTTGCTAATACCCATTACAAGGACGGTAAAGGAAAATACTTTATATATAAGAAGAAAGTCTGTTCGACTGCTGCCGTTTTCTTCCTGCTGCTGAATTGCCCGGCCGCTTCTATTTTGCGTCCGGGCTTTCATTTAATAGAACATTTGTTCTTTATTTTGTTATTGCCTTTCGTGGCTTTTCTTCGTGCTTTACTGTCATGCCTGTTTCGCCGTCGCTAATATGCACCGCTTCCGGAAGAAGAACAACTTCCTTCGTTCCTTTGGAATACATCATTTCAAAACACGGCGCCGTCTTGTTTCCCTCTGGCGTGAAACACGCTTCGATCCGGATCTCAAAATCTCCCGGAAGTCCTTCTGTAATTTCTCTAAATTGTGCAAGTGTAACCATTGTCTTTTTCTCCTTCTTCGTTGTTCAGTAATCTTTCTATTTCCGGCGGTAATTCTCCGAAGATCCGGCGGCACTCTATAAGGGACTTGCGAAGTTCGGCGTTTTCCTGTGCCGCTTCGTTAAGTTTCCTTCTATAATTGCCGCCCGCGTCTCGCGCCTGTTCCAGTAATTCTTCCAGTGCTTCTTTTTCTGCGTTCAGGTTGTCCGTTGTCTCGAAAAAGGCTTCTTTATACTCTTTCAGTTCCTTTTCTGCTGCTGCGGCCCGGCCTTCTGCTGTTGTGCGGTCGTAGTCTTCCGCAGCCACGGTTTCGACTAAATATACAAGATAGCCGCCGCTTATCTGCCCCGTTGCTTCCATCTGTAAAACAACCTTTTCAATGTTCTTTACATTGTTCGTTCCTACTACTGCATAAATGCGGCTTTTCTCATGTGTTTTTACCATTGACTTTCCCCGCCTTTCTGATATAATGATTTTAGGTTAGATTTCCAATGAACGGACTTGAAAAGGCCCCCGCCTTTCAAGCCCGTTTTTTTGTTACTCATTTTCAAGTCTTTCACGTTCCCCCGCGCTGATGTAGTGAAGAACCCGTAAGATCTGGCCGCGCTGTTCTCTGGTTATCTCTCCAACTGCTGTCGCCTGATCCGCGGTTCCTGCATAATATCCGGTGTGATATTCCAATTCCTGCAGCGTCCCGCAATTTGTCAGTGTGAATATTGCCAGAAGGATTTCGCTTGTTCTCTTTCTCTGTCTTCTGGCCCTGCTGTTTCTTCTTGCGATCCTGATCGCTCTTTTAATTCTTTTCCACATGGTTAGATCTCCTTTTCTCAAATTCTGCCTTGTCGATCGGGTTTGCGTATGGGTTAAAACCGAACATTCCGGCCGCGTGTCTGTACGGAACCGGGTTTACTGCCTTGTCGTCTATGTAAATGTCGGCGTTTATCTTCCTGCAGTCGTTCTTGTATAGGTCGATCAGTTCCGGAAGGTTCGTGTTTACTGTATCGAATGTCAGGCCGTGGGCCTTGCACCACTCCACCGCTTCTTCCAGAAGGTCGCCTTCTCTGTTTGTCCATAAGATCAGGCGGGCGCCTGCTGCCTGCTGTTCTTTCAGGTGTTCGATCAGGATCTCGTTTTCCTCTCCAATCTCCGGCCACGCCTGCTTGCAAAGTGTCCCGTCAAAATCTACGGCTATTACCTGATTTCCGTTAAGGTCCATTAACTCGCCTTCCTTTCCTGCTGCCGGTCTGCCATTAAAAACAAGTTAAGCGGCTTCATATTTCGGATCGCGTCGTTTAGCTGCGTTTCATTCGTGATCCCCATTTCTGCCAGTGCTGCTTCGATTGCTTTTCTCTGGTTCATAATTCGCCCCGCCTTTCTGTCTCTGATAAGCATTGATCCACGGCTCGAAGGTCTATACTGCTAATAATGCCTTTCCGGGCCATGGCTGCGGTTTGTATCGCTTCCACGGCCAGATCAAGGGCCGTTTTATAAATGCCTGTTAATTCTTCGTGCAGTACTTCCGGATCGTGGTTTTCTTTCACGCCGATCCAGAAATTATTCATTAAAATATCAAGGTTTCCCGCTTCTTCCTTTGCTTCCTCTGCTTCTTCCAGAATTACCGCAAAGGCTTCATGTATGGAATTAAAAAGCGGGAACTTCTGGTTTGCTGCTTCCAGTTCCTTGTCGATAAGTCCGTAAAGGTCGCGTTTTACAACGTCGCTCATGGTTAGATCTCCTTTCTGTCTCTTAAACAATGCCGTGATAATTATTTTCGGTGCAAATACGGTTGAAGTCGTCCAGAAGGCCGTCACGGTACCGGCTTACTTCTAAGGCCTGATAACCTGCGTCGTAAAGGCTGTTTTTTATCGCCTGCCATTTTGCGCCTATGTATGTTTCCAGATAATCATTAAAATAAACCGTGTTCGGCTCGAATACGGTAAGGCCCGTTTTTGGATCTGTGGCCCTGCGTCTACGCTTCTTCTTTGCCGGTTCCTCTGCTGCCGGCGTGTTCTGTCTCTTCATGCTCTTTTTCCTTTCCGAAAATAACCACCATAGACGGGAACGGCGCCGCGTCCTTGCAGCCGCCGAATTTCAGACGGCCTTTAATGAAGCGAATTTCCGCTTTGTGGTATATGTAATCGTGAAAAAACCTTGTGTCAGTGCGCGCCGGAATAAGTGCAACGACAACCGTTCCGGGCTTCTTCGCTTCTTCGTAACACTTCCGGATCCATTCGCCCGTTGATGTTCGGCCGTATGGTGGATTGCAGAAGACGCGACGTCCCCCCCAATCCTTCAAAAGTCCGTTTTCCTCTTTTGTAAAATATTCCTTACACTTCGCGTTTTCTGCGTCTGCGCAAGGATCCAGATCGAAGTGAAATTCTTCGTCCAGTTTGTCGAAAAAGTCCTGTGGTGTCGCCCAGTCTTCCTTTGTGCTACTGAATAGGGCTTTGCTTAATTGTGCCATGGTTAGATCTCCCTTCATTGTTACCACTGGCCTTCTAATGCTGCGCATTTCCCGGCCAGAAAATAGTTATAATCTTTGCAATGCTCCGGGCCTTTACATTCCTTCTTCTTTCCTTCGTAAAATTCCCGGCATAGTTCGCAAAATTCACATTCGCTTTCTTTTCTCATTTTCTAAATACCGCCGATATTCATGATCGTTAAAATCACAAATACAACCGCCGCGGCCGCAACCGCAAACAATAAAATAAATAATATGATCCAGTCTGCAACGTTCATTTTTCGCCTTTCAAATACAGATCTTGTAATACAGTTTCATTTCCAGATCTGAAAACTTATAGTCCGGCGCCTGTTCCGGTTCGATCGGGGCCATAAGGCCGCGCGCCTTCCAGTCCTTCGCCCGGATCTCCGGATCTATTCTGAAAGATACCATTTCCGCTTCCAGAATGTCCGGCGAAAGGTCCGCGGCGCCTTCATGAACTAAGGCGCCCTTGTAACCTGCGAAAAGGACTTCTTCGCCCTTTACAATCTTGATCCGGTCCGGGTTCGTTATCTTTTCCAGAAAATCTTTTACCGTAATCATGCAGTCACCGGATAGATCCAGATCTTGAAGATATACTTTCCGGCGTTCTCTGTATCTGCTGCCGGCTGAATGAATTTCACTTCGCGATCCAGTAGTTCTTCGTGATCTCTTATTTTTACGGATCTATCTTTGAAGGCCGGTTCTGTTTCACCTTCTTCGATAATGTGTAAAACCTGCGCCGGTCCTACTAAGGTCAAAAACTCTTTCAAGGGCAAGTTCATTTTTCCTTTCATGCTGTGTTCTCCTTTCTTGCTAATTTCTCGAAGTTGCTATTCCAAGTTCTAACGCGATCCGGAACATTCCTTCGGCCTGTTCGCGTGGAACTCCATTTTTCACGCTGCTTTCGATAATCTCCGAAATTGCAAACGCCAACATTTGCGCGATCAGATCGCTATCTCCCACCACCTGCACCAGTGGCGGCCGGTTCTCGTCAATGCTTATAACATGGAACCCGGCCTTTTCTTTTAATCTGAAAGCCTGTCCTTCTTTCAGGCGGGCTTTGAACTCTTCTTCGGAACTCGCTTCTTTCAGGTCGTCAATAGAAGGCGCTTTCTGTCCTTCTTTCTTCATGCTCTGCCCCCCCCGAAGCCGAAACGGCCTTCAATGAAGGTCCTAAATGCGTCATAATTGTTGTTGTTCATGGTTTGATCTCCTTTTTTATAAAAATTCTTCTGCAATCTGCCTGGCGAAGTCTTCCGCTTCCTCTTCGTCGTATGCTTCGTCGTTGCAATATCGAAGCCAGTGTTTCCATTCGTGGGCCACGGTTTCGATCATGCTTTCTTCGCCGCCCGGTAAGTCGTCGGCAATATAGATCTTTTCTTCTGTCGGAACAAATGCGCCGAAGCCCATTGATCCGTCTGGTCCTTCTATGCTGTCGTAGCCTTCTAAGAACTCCACTTCCACTTCTCTGGATCCTTCCGGTGGTGGGTAATGCTTCCGCAGGTAATCTACAACGCCATATTTTCTTTTCATTTGCCGTTTTCCTTTCAAAATAATGTCAACTGCTGCGCCGTCTTCTCTGTCTTCTGGTTGCACCATATAACTTCCCGGCGCTGCTGCGCGTTCTGTGCGTAATTTATCCGTTCTTCCCGGTACCAGTCTTTCAGGCGTTCTTCGTATAGCGGCGAAGAATAACCGCTGATAATTGCCGGGCCTTTGTGCTGCAGCAATGTTTCCAGTAATACTTCGTGATCCTCGTCCGTCATTTCATGCCGGTACTGTTTCCGGCATCTGGTAGAAAGAACGTAAGGTGGATCGCAATAGATCAGGACGTTTTCAAAATTGAACTTCCGGATCACTTCTACCGCCGGGCGGTTCTCTATCTGTACGCCCCGCAGGCGCTCCGCTGCTTCCATTATCTTTTCCGGTATCTTGCACCAGTCCGCGGCCGCGTAGGCCTTTTCCCTTCCCTGAACGTCCAGTTTCCACCCTACTTTCTCGCCCTGTGTCCTGAACCCGTGGCCCATGTTTAGGCGTGTGTAAAACAGAACTGCTTTTTCAAGGTCGTTTTCCGGTTCTTTCTGGTATGCCATTTCGTAGGCTTCCCGTGAATATGGTGTGAAGTATATTTCGCGGGCCAGACGTTCCGGATCGTTCCGGATCTGCCTGAAAAGGTTTACCACTTCGCCGTCAAGATCGTTTATTGTCTCAATGTCTGATCGTGGTTTATTGAAGAAAACGCCGCCGGAACCGAAGAACGGTTCTAAATAACTGTGATGTTCTGGAAAGTGCGAAATTATCCAGTCCGCGGATCCCCACTTGCTACCCGGATATTTCATAAGCGCTTTCACTGTTTATTCTGGTTCGCAAGGTGTACGCCGAAGGCCACAAGGCCAACCGTGGCGGCGACTGCTCCCGCGATAAAACAAATAATTCCTACCGCTACCATGTTTCATTTTCCTTTCTACCTTCTGCGGGTGGTTTTTTCTGCTGCTGCCAGTGTGGTTTCTTCTGCTGCTGCCAGAATACTTTCTGCGGTAATTTCCGGCGGCTCTTTTACCGGTGCTTCCTGCTCCTGTTCTGCTTCGTCCTCTTCCGGTCTGAACTTCGTTTTGATCTCTGCGGTGGCTTCCTGCAAAGTCTTTCTGAACTCTTCCGCGTCGAAGTCCACCTTCACAACGCCCAGAACGGCTTCTTTTTTCTCTGGAATTTCCGGAACCTCTTCTTTCTTTCCGGTCATTGTCTCCCTGATAAACCGGTGCGGAACGTCGCAATTTACGGCGTTCATAACTGTTTCATACTGTGCCGCCTGCTTTACCAGTGCGAAGAACTGTGAAAACTTCACTTCGGTTCTGTCTTCTTTCGCGAACGCGTCAACTAAACTCATTTTGTTAGATCTCCTTTCTTTGGGTGAAATTGTATCTATAAAACAGGCGCGGCGCCTTGCGTCGTCCTCTTTTATAATTAAGGTGTCTTATTACCTGTCGGATCCTGCCGACTTCTTCCGCGGTCAGGCCGTCGCCGGTAATCTCGAAAATAACTTTTCTTTCCGGTCGTTCTTTCATGGCTTCACTATTCCTTTCATAATTTCCAGAACGCGGGTAAAAGAACAATTCCGGAAGCGCGGATCCTTTTCATATTCTGATCCGGCTGTTATGTAGCCGTAATGTGGGATCGTAATGTCGGCATGAAGGCCGGCGTTCTTCGGATCGTAGGGCGAACCGTTCCGGAACTCTACCCGGTGGCCGTTCGCTTCTATTGTCAAGGCTCTTTTGTTGGCCTTCGCTCCCGGTACGTCGTGCAGCGCTGCCGCGAACGTGTTGAAGTCGTCTTCTGAATACTTGCGAAGGCTTCTAAAAATAATAATCTTCGTTGTAAATGCTCCTTTCTTCTGGTTCCCCTGCTGCCTTCGTGGTAATATGAAGGTGAAAGGGGGTGTAATTTTGAAAAAAGATCCTGAACTTTACGAAGTCTTTGACTATTTCAGGAAAGTTTTAATTGACGAACTCGACAACGCCGATATTAAAACCACGGAAGGTCAAACAATCAAAACGGCCGGTGTAACCGCTGCTGAAAAGGTTTGTTCTCAATTAAAACCGATCGAATAG